TTCGTAATCTTTAAAAAAGGTTCCACAACTAAAACATTTTGCAGAACCATCTGAGTTTATGGAGACAGGATCACTGCCTCCACAACTTGGACAAGGCTTGTGGTACTCCACAAATTCGCCCATGATTTACTCCTCCGTTTCATCGTCCTCAGCTATTGCATCGTCATCAAGAAACTCTTTCATCTTTTGATGCAGAGCAACCGCTGAAGCCTGAAGAATTGTTAAGTCTCCTTGGATACCATCCATCCTTTGTTGAACAGTAACAAGCAAATTAAATGTTGCCTGACCTTCGCCAGACAACTTCTCAACATCATAAGTTTTATCTTCGTCAGTGTATCTATAATTCATTACAACTCATCTCCATCGTCGTTACTATCAAGAACATCAAACTCTGCACCGTCAGGGCTGGCATATTCTATAAGTTCAACTACCTGTACCGCCTGTAAATCTAAGCCTTTGTACAACGTACCATTCCAAGTGGACTCCCACTCTTTGTATTGCACCCTAACCTTACTGCCGTTACCGACACTAACATTTAAAGGCTGTTTGTTTTTATCCAACAGCTTAGGGGCAGAGCGCACCATACCGTTAGGGCCATTTACTTTTCGCTTGATAAGAAGTGCTGGGCCTTCTTCCATGTCTTTAACTGTGAAGCCGCGAGATCGAAAATCATTTGCGACATCATCAGTCACCACAAGATTCACAGTATACACCGGAGTGTAAGTTGTGTTTGGTGTGGTGATAGACGCCCAGTATGCAACACCTTCAACAAGAGCCATAATTAAATCTCCTAAGATTTATTAAACATAAAATTAATGTAACGCGGGATACAACTATACACATAATCAGTAGATAATTGTTCTTGCTCTTTACGAGCCTGAATTTTTATCCAACTAATCATATTCTGGACTGTGCTGGGGGACGGTAGGCTAGTACCTAACGACAAAATAAATGCCCGACACACAGCATCTTCAATATTAAACTCATCTTCCTCCATGCTTTCTCCTATTCATAACTTCCGGTAAGAACAGTCATCTTAACAAGATCTAAAAGTAAATTAAACTTTTCCATTTCAACATCAGAAACTACTTTTAAATCTTCACCAGTATCAACAATCAAAATAAAAGGATACCTTAAAATTTCTTCTTCTGAAGATTCTTCTAGTTTTGAAAGACCTTCAGAGACTTTTTCGTTTAAAGTTTTTTTCTTATCTTTACTAAAATTACCTTGTATAATCTTCAACGATTACCTCCAGATCCTTTAATAACTCCACGTTCAGAACGACTTTGAAGTTTAGATAGATTATACTTGGCAACTTCTGAGAAGTCAACCCCATGATCTTTTAATATCATGGCAAGATTCCACAAAACATCCCCTGCCTCAGAAATAACATCTTGTCTTTCTATTGTTCGGGCATCTCCTCTCAACATTGGTTTTATAAAAAGGTCAGATAACTCTGCTGACTCCACCATCAATGATGCAATCGGATAAAATTTATCTTTATATAATGCTGTAGATGATGCGGCTTGTTGATATTCATCAAAACCCATGTTAAACTCCATTAAATATTTGAGAAATTAAGCCGCCGAAAAGCATGACAGCCGCGATAGTATTAATTACAATTATTGCACGATCTCTCCATAAAAAACCAACTACGCCCCACAGTGTAGTGCCTCCAAAGCTTAATAACATATCATATATTTGTAGATCTGGAATACCTGTGCTTCGTAGTGAGATTGCTATGATTAACCAAGTACTTGCAATCCATTTTAAATACCAATCTAATGTGCCTTTTGGCGTAGCACTTTTTTGAATACGAGAACTGTACTCAATTTCTTCAGGCGTATACTGCCGACCATCTATCTTGTTCGTAATGTTCGTCTTCATCTACAAAAAGCTCCTTACCTTTTTGAGTAAACAAATATTTTGGATCAACAACAAAGCACACACGCCCTATGTCGGAGCGGTCTGCATCGAAACAACACTTCTCAAATAGTGTATACTTGTGACCATCCCACGGTTTTGCACTTGTGTGCAAAGCACAAGCAGATTGCAACATCCAACGCTCTGCTGTACATAAGTCAATTAAATCTTTGCAGTCTTCAATATACTCTTCGGCACGATGACCGTGATAGGGATCATAACCTTCATTTTTTCTACAAGAATCATGGAGATACGCAAAGTATTTAAATAGATTTGGATTCATATTGTAATGTGCGGCTAGTTGCATTCCCGCAACGGCTACATTAAGATAATGTTGTATCCCATGTATTTCTGAAAAGTAAAAATCGTTGTCTTGTTTAAGACGTTTGATAAGTTTCTTCATGTTTCTAATTCCTTTATTAACCAATCAAGATACACTCTTGCTTTCTTTACATCTTCGACACCGTTCTTATAACGATACCGATGCACATACTTCATAACATTACCAGCACAATAGTATTTAAAATCTGATCCTAATTGTTGTTTAATGTATTCAATTGCTTCGATCCCCCCCTTATTGTAGTGATCTGGTTTGGTTACAGGATCGGTGTGTTGATCTTGAGGATGATATAATTTACCAGTAGCAGTCCTATGTAATGCTATTTGATCCCATTCTTCTGGGGTTGCATCATTAATACTCATGGCGTACCTCCATATTTAATGTAATCACCTATCATAAAACCGATACTAAAAAAAACAATTATAGCTAACGCATACCAGTACTCAGGCATCGTAGCAATAAAATGTTTTACGCGCTCTTTGTCCATATTAATCTCCATGATCGCTGTGGTGGTAGTCTGCATTACTTATTTCATCAGCAATAAGATCATATATATAATTACTATTGACCCAGCTAGTGATATCAACTCCGCGTGTTTTAACTGATATAATTTCAACTAACTCCTCCTCATCACCATACATAAGATACTCAATGGTTGCGTAGATAGACATCCACTCGCAGTCTAACTCCACATCCATCACCTGATTACCATACATACTAGCTGTCCCCATCGTTATCCTCCCTCATTGACTGTACTGAATCGTACCAATCTTCGTCATCAACAAAAGACGAACTCTTCTCTAACAATGTGGCTTCGACCTTCGATGTTGATCTATCTTTACACCACACTAGACCAGTGGGAACTACATCGTCGTCTACGTCCGGGTCTATGTAGCGCGCCGTTACCTGTGTTAGCGCACTTAACTTTTCGTCCAACTCTAGTGCAGTTGATACATCAGTGATGAACTGTACGTACCCTACTTTGAGTATTGCTTGTCGCTTACGCATAATTATCTCCTAGTTAAAAAATTGATTAAGAAAAGTAATTTCATACCGCTGAGTTTTTATAAGCTTATCACCTACACCAACATAAATTGGTAGCGACCTCTCTCTTTCTTTTTTACTTTTAGCAACTACATACTCAACAGTATCAGTAGCTTTAAAATTCTTTAGGCTTTTTATATGTCGCCAGATAATCATGCCGCCATTGCCGCGCTGGTTTCGGGGTGCTATATAATACATATTACTTTCCTCTGTGGTTGTTGATCCATTCTTCAACGGTGTCACTAGATTTAGCGGCATCGTCCCAGAATTTATTTAATCTTTCTAAAGAAAACTTACTTTGTTCTTCATGCAAACAATCAAGAATAAAAGAACAGTAGTCTTCATCGTTCATTGCGGATCTGATTAGTCTTTTAACATTTAATATTTTTTCTTTTGTTTTCACTATCACCTCCAAACAAAAGCGCCCCGAAGGACGCTATAGTTTTTAGTAATAACCTTCACGAACTTTGTGAAGGACATTGAAGATCTCTGATTCAGAAAAATGTAACTCTTTTAACTCATGTGCTAGTCCACTATAATCTGGATTAGATTTGAGATAAATATATAACTGAACCAGAGATTCAATATCAATACGTTCAGGCCGCGATACGGAAGACATCAGAGTTACATACCTTCCGAACGATCTCTGAACGCTTGTGATTGATTGAAGCAATGTTTTGTTGAGACTTCTTTGTAGCGGCTGGAGCATGAGTAGACCAATCCGTTAGTGTATTGTAGACAGCCCATTGAGTACGCCCCATCTTTTGAGAATAATCTTTCCAAGCCTTGGCAAGATATGTCAATGAACTATTGAGTCGAGGTAACTTGTCAAACACTGCTGACCATGATACACCGCTTTCATTGACTGCGGCCTGAACAAGAGCAAAACAGCCTGCGGCCTCTGCAAAAGCATACATTGCTTGCTTTTCAGATACTTCTGTTATTGCCATAGTTTGCCATAACTCACGCTCGTTTTCAAATATCTCAAGAGATTTGGTAATTGAACGAGAGGCTTGATTGATGTCAAGATTTTTTGTGTGCCTAGCTTTGAACAAACCAGCGTCACCAGTAACAAACACTTGACCATTGAAGCAAGCGGCTTGTCGAGCGCCAGCAGATAGATAAAACGAGAAAGTACTATCAAGAGAAGTAACCCCCAGCATTGTCAACTCAGCAGTGTCGCCTCCCGGCGTAGCATAGCAATGCTCTGGAAATCTATATTGAACAAAAGTTGCCGCACCATTGTGACTGCATCGGATAGTCTCGACAACGCCATCAGTATTCAAACCGCTCCGCATAATAATTGCACGTTGAGCATCAATTAATTTGCGCGGCTCGACAGGCTTATAATTTTTACCATGAACACCTAGCTCGTCCATAGTATCTGTGCGAACAACAGCAACTTTTGATGACTCATACCACTGATCGGTGTCATCATTAAAATAAAGCATTGGGCGGGTTGCTACAGGAAAATTAGCAACGCCATAACCTTTGCCAGCAAAAGGATCTGCTGGACGATGAGTACCAAAGATAGAAATTACATCCGACATAATATGTCTCCAGTTGATTAAAGGTTTACCGCATCTTGAAGATAGCTATAATGTACTTGGGATACATGAAAGCCATCCTCAAATTTTTTAGACTTACTAGCTAAATAATTACACCAGTTGTCCCATAACTTTTTTGTACCAATGTCATGACATATAGAAATATAATTCATAACACGACGATTCTTTATAGCCTTTGACTTTAAAGACTTAGATAATTTTAAATCTTTCATTGGGATATTGTACATTCGTAGATTGTGAATGTCAATACAACCAACAAGCCCCGCAGTTAATTGACAAACAAAGCCAGCCTTTGCCATACCTAACCCATCAATTTGCAAGAATACATTCATCAACGACAGCGCCCTATCATCATCAGATTTATTTGAATTAAGAACTGCAAGGTACTGAGAATAAACAAATTCTTTGCGAGACATGAGAGACTTGTAAGTTTTGATTTTGTTACCCCAGATAAATCTAGAGTTGATGCCATTTAGTTTTACATCTTTGAGTTGTTTGCCAACGGCATACCACGGCTGTTGAATACTCAATACAACCATAAGTATTACATCGGCAAGGTTAGAACTAGATAATTTTGAGTAATTTTGCACTGCTTGTGCATGAATATTATACATAATAAACCCTCAAAAAAGGGGGGCCGAAGCCCCGTGTATTTAATATGCTATTTCTTTAAGCAACTTTAGAAATTTTACCATCTACCATTGTGACCTTTGCGAAAAACTCGCGCCCGATCCCTGTAATGTGAGGCCGATTGGCCCCAACCAACACACCATTTGACCGATACTCTGGGCCAAATATACTTGTTTCAATATACTGCAACTCGTTGCCAATGTTTTCTTTCAATACTTTTTTGCTGGGGTAATTAAATATTATCATTGCGTTCTCCGGTGTCGTCGTCGGTGGGGGGGCTTCTTAAGTCTTTAAAACCCCTTACCCTGTAAGGGGGTTTTAAAGACGTAGAAGCCCACTCTAATTTAATCTTTCAAGCCGCCAGTTATCTTTGCCAGTATCTTCTGGTGCATCATCATATCTTACAACCCGCTGTAGTTCTGCTACTTCAGGGGTAAGATCCCAAGCGATATCCCAATAACCTTTTTCTTGTATTTTATTCTTCATACTGTTGAACATTATTAACTCCATTTTATCTGTTGGAGTTTCACCAAATTTATTTAAATGAGAGATGCGCCGTTCAATAGTTGAACAATCCCAACTGCTAAGATATTCATGGTCTTCATTGCCATAACGCAAACAAAATTCATTTTTATCTCCAAGACTATGCCTGTAATAGCACACATCATAGGAATCAATAGGGCCAGTAATGCTAAATAAATAATCTTCTAAGGGGTGCCCGCATTCATTCTTCCACAGCATAATATCCTCCAAATAAAAAAGGGGGCCGAAGCCCCCACAAATTAACGAAGTTTTAATAGACACATATCACCGTCTTTGTTGATCTTGTAAAAACTATAGCGTCCTCTAAGATAACTTGAAGCCGCTTGCTGAGTTTTATGTCGATCAGCATAAGGCACAACAAACCATTCCATTGATTGCATTTTTTCAAATCTTTCTCTCCAATTAGATTGCCGACCACGAATATTTAATGGATGTGGAGGAGTGCCATTGTTAATAGCATGATAAGTTGAACCAAAAGTTGAATTAGTTTCAGCATCTAAAAAACGCATAATATATCTCCAAGAAAAGTTTAGGGTGAGTGGTTGACTTGCAAGCAGAGCTTACCATTTTATAGCATAGCGCCAACCAAACTATGCCCACCCAAGACGGGTAAATTACTTACGGATAGTAATTAACTTTTTGAACTGAGCCGGGACTCGCTTGGCTTTGAAGAACTTTTGAGCCTCGCCATGAGTCATTTGAATATCTTGTTCGCTGTAAAACTTGTACAAGATAGCTTTGAACATACGAGTCGTCATGTATGTTTTTGCCTTGTCACCTTTGGTGTGCAACTGAGCAAAGTGATATGCAACACCGTTAAACTGACGGTATGAAGCAGGTTTGCTGGGGTCGAGAGTAGTGTAATCGAACTGAGACATAAGCACCTCCAAGTGCAATGAAGTTTTGGGTGGATTTAAAGAGCAGAGAACCGGCCGGCAGTCCTCTAAGGGCTTCTAAGTTTAAAACCCTCACAAGTGAGGGGTTTTAAACTAAGAATCCCTAAAGCCGTCGAGGTTAGCAACACCTTTTGTGCCGCCACCGTCCTTTGAAAAAGTACAATAGTGCATAAACTTTGTAGGGTTTGAGTCAAGAATATCCTCAATAAAATT